AACGTCAGAAGAAGGATCTATTATTAAACGTGAGTGGTGGAACATTTGGGAGAAAGGTTATATTCCAAAATTAGAACATATCATTCAAAGTTATGATACGGCTTTTCTTAAAAAAGAAACCGCTGACTATTCTGCGATTACAACGTGGGGAGTTTTTTATCCGCACGAGGACAGCGGACCGGCTCTTATTCTATTAGATTCACATAAAGAACGATTAGAGTTTCCTGAACTACGTAAAGTTGCTTTCGAGCAATATAAATATTGGAATCCTGATACGGTCATCATTGAGGGTAAAGCTTCGGGAATGCCGTTAACATATGAGTTGCGAAAGATGGGGATACCTGTTATAAATTTCACTCCTAGCAAAGGTAACGATAAACACGCTAGGGTAAACGCCGTTGCCCCACTATTTGAGTCAGGGCAAATTTGGGCGCCTGATCATAAGTTTGCAGAAGAGGTGATTGAAGAATGTGCAGCGTTTCCGTATGGAGACAATGACGATTTAGTTGACAGTATGACTCAAGCTGTGATGCGGTTTAGACAGGGAGGTTTCATCACGCATCCAGAGGATGAAAAAAATGAAAACAAGTTTAGAAAACAGAATCCAGAGTATTATTAATCTATGCCATTAGCCGCACCCCTTATATTACCCTTTGCAGAATTAGCTGGTATCACTATTGCCGGTTTAGGTATGGCTGCAGCATCTAAAAAAGTTAGTGATTTTATTTCTGACAATCCTGAAATAAGCACACAAATTTTAACAACGTTAGTTCCAGGTGGTGTAGGACTTAATGCTTTATTTAAAGATAAAGATGCACCTTCTACAAAAGATATAGTTCTAGGAGAATTAGGAAAAGAAAAAGGTAACTATTCTGATCCTGATGCTGAAGGAGCTTATTCTAGCAAAAGAGGAAGAATTATTAAAGCATTAGAGGAAGCAGGTAAGATTAAAAAAGGTCCTGATAAAGATTATGATCCCGATAAAAAATATAAAGACTATAAAAAATTTTATGAAAAAGCGGACGGCGGTGCGATTGGTGTAGAAGCTTTATTCACAGACAAAAAACCAAGAAAAAATTTTTCAACAGGTGGTGATGAACAAAGAAAAATAGCCGATGATGAGTATTATGCTAGCTTACAAAATATTATAGAAAGAGATCCAGGAGCTAAAGAATTTTTTAATCCAGATGACATTACTTATCCAGCGATGGATAAATCAGGTAATTATAATTACAAAGGTATTCAAGTAGGATTTAAAGATCTAGATAGATTTAAAAAGTATGCAGAAAAAAGAGGACTAGATCAAATATTATCTCCAGAATCTACCTTTGAAGAAAAAATAAAAGAAGGTCAATATCCAGTAGGTATATTTGAAAGACCTGTTGAAACAGGAACTGAACCTATGGATTTAAGAAAAATGCAAACTATACTTCACGAAGCAAGACATAAAATTATGATGAAACCTGAATTTAGAAAAATAATGGATAAATATCTTTTGAAAGAAGAAACATTCGTAAGATATTTAGATAAAGAATTTTTTCCTGAATTAGATGCTTATTTACCAGATTTTGTTAATCCAGAGGAAGCTGATAAAACATATAAAAAAGCTGTAGAAGAATACAAAGATAAATTCACTAAAGAAGATAAAGGTTTTATAAACAGATTAAAGAATTTATTTGCGGACGGCGGTGCGATAGGCATTGAAGTTTTATTTGAAGAAAAGAAAGATGGTGGACGAATAGGATTCGCTAATGGTGGAGATAATATAATCAATAAAGATTTAATTAGTTTATTTAGAGGTCAGCCTATGTTTGGTCAAACTACTAATCAAGCTTTAAGTTCTTATCCAAGTGAAAAAATGTTATCTGGTAAATTTTTTAGTCCGGATTTAGATTTAGCAAAAAATTATGCAAAAAATAGTTCTTTTCCTTCTGTTGTAAAAGAAATGAAAGTTCCTTCAAATGTTTTAGATAAAGCTTATAATTTTAAAAATAGATTACAAACTCTTCCATCTAAAACTTTTGAAATGATTAATATGAATCCAAAAGTGGTTATAGCTAATAAAAATATGTTAAAAAATTATAAACCCTCTATTAATATACCAGCTACTTTAAGTTCTAACTTTAGTCAAGGTATAGGATTTTTAAAAAACAATGCTATGAAAGGATTAGCTTATGCAAGTAGTCTACCTTTTCAAACAGCTTTAGCGACTTTATATCCAACGCCCGCAAATGCAAGTGAAGTTAATATGAATCCAGAAGATTTTGCTGCGTTAAATGCAAGAACTAACATTCAAGGTATGGATTTAGAAATGGATCCAGGTGCTAGAATAAATCCTGATATACAACCACAACAAAATATATTTCAACGTGCTGGGGATGTTTTTAGTTCTATAAAAGATAATATACCTAACTTTGGTATTATGGGTTTACTTTCTAATTTAGATAGATTTGATACTTTATCACCAGAAGACCAAGCATTTATTTTAGATCAAGCAGGAGGTAATCGCCCTAGCAAAGATCCTTTTGGAATTAATAGAAGAAGTGCTTTTGGAAATTATGCAGACTATGTAAGAGACAAAGGTATATTTGCTTCTGGTAAAAGAGGAGAATATTATAGATCCTTAAATATTCCTGGATTGGACACTGCTATGAAAGAAACTGTAGCTAGAGAGCAAATAGCAAAAAGAGCTTATGAAAAACAAATTAGAGATGCAGCAGATGCTGCATCAAGAAATGCAGCTAGAGCTAGATCTATCACAGCTGGTTATGGTGGCAGTGATGATAGTAGAGGAGCAACAGGACCAACAGCATCAGGAGCTGGTATGGGGGTTGGCGGTGGTTATGCTTCTGATTATGGATTTGCTAAAGGTGGTCTTGCTACAATGTTCGTGGAGAAAAGATAATGAATATTAAATACAACGAAATAAAAGGATGCTTTGTAGATACTAAAACTGATGAATGTGTTACACAAGCAGAATTATTAGCATGGGCTGCAGAAAACCCATTACCCATTGATGAACCTAAAAAGTCAAACCCAGCTTTAATGAACGAAGTTATTGAAAGTTTGACAGTTAAAGAAACACCTGATACTACTGAAGTAGGTGTTGAAACAATTACAGATAAAGGATAAAATATCTCATGGCTACAATAGATAAATCTTTGCCCAATCAAAAAACGACTGTAGAGCTTCCAGGAGAAGCGGAGATCGAAGAGGCAGTAAAAGAAAAAGTTGAAGAAGTACAAACCGAAGGCGGACCTGTTGAAGTAACAATGGACGAAGAAGGTGGAGCAGAAGTTTCTTTTGATCCAGCTGTTGCATCTGTTGAAGGAGGTGAAGATCATTTTGAAAACCTAGCAGAATTTATAGGTGATGGTACTTTAGATGAATTAGGTTCAAAACTTGTCGATCAATACACAGAATACAAAGAATCAAGAGGAGACTGGGAACAGTCTTACAGAGAAGGTTTAGAATTATTAGGTTTTAAATACGAAAGAAGAACAGAACCTTTTAGAGGTGCATCAGGTGTTAATCACCCTGTTCTTGCAGAAGCAGTCACACAATTTCAAGCGCAAGCTTATAAAGAATTATTACCAGCTGATGGTCCAGTGAGAGCACAAATTTTAGGAGATGTGAATCCACAAAAACAAGACCAAGCTAATCGAGTTAAAGATTTTATGAATTATCAAATCATGGATCAGATGAAAGAATATGAACCAGAGTTTGATCAAATGCTTTTCTATCTTCCCCTGTCCGGCTCTACTTTCAAGAAAGTTTATTATGACGATCTCTTGGGTAGAGCCGTATCCAAATTTGTACCGGCGGATGATTTAATTGTCCCATACTCGGCTACATCTTTAGATGACACAGATGCTATTATTCACGTTGTAAAAATTTCTGAAAACGATTTAAGAAAACAACAGGTTGCAGGATTTTATAGAGATATAGATTTAGGAAAACCACCGGTTACTGAAAATCAATTAGAAGATAAAAAATTAGAATTAGAAGGTATTTCAAGAGATGGTCAAGAAGACCAATACACACTATTAGAAGTTCATACAGATTTAGATTTAGATGGCTATGAAGATATGGGTGAAGATAATGAGCCAACTGAAATTAAATTACCTTACATTGTAACGATTGCACAATCGAATAATAAAATTTTATCAATTAGAAGAAACTATCAACCTACTGATCCAATGAAGAAAAAAATTCAATACTTTGTACAATTTAAATTTTTACCTGGCACAGGTTTTTACGGCTTTGGTTTAATCCACATGATTGGTGGTTTAACAAGAACAGCAACTGCTGCTTTGAGACAACTACTAGATGCAGGAACTTTATCTAATTTACCAGCTGGATTTAAATCTAGAGGTATAAGAGTTAGGGACGATGCACAACCCTTGCAACCTGGAGAGTTTAGAGATGTCGACGCTCCGGGAGGAAATATTAGAGATCAGTTTATGCCTTTACCTTTCAAAGGTCCTGATGCAACTTTATTATCTTTAATGGGTGTTGTGGTTCAAGCAGGCCAACGATTCGCGTCTATCGCAGATGCACAAGTGGGTGATATGAATCAAAACGCGGCTGTGGGTACAACAGTAGCATTACTTGAGCGAGGATCGCGGGTAATGTCAGCTATACACAAAAGATTATACGTCGGACTAAAACAAGAATTTAAATTATTATCAGAAGTTTTTAAAACTTATTTACCACCAGTTTATCCTTATGATGTACCTGGTGCTTCTAGAGAAATTAAAGTTCAAGACTTTGATGATAGAATAGATATTTTACCCGTAGCAGATCCAAATATATTCTCTCAAACACAAAGAATATCTATGGCTCAAACACAATTACAATTAGCGCAATCAAATCCTCGTATTCACAATTTATATCAAGCCTATAGATCAATGTATGATGCGTTAGGAATAAAAAATGTAAATGCAATTTTACCACCACCTCAAACACCACAACCATTAGATCCAAGTTTAGAACATATTCTTGCAATGAGTGGTAAACCTTTTCAAGCATTTCCAGGACAAGATCACAAAGCACATATTGATGCACACTTAAACTTTATGAGATTAAATATGGTGCAAAATAATCCAATTGCTATGAATGGATTACAAAAAAATATTTTAGAACACATTAGTTTAATGGCTCAAGAACAAGTTCAATTAGAATTTGTACAAGAGATACAAGAACTACAACAATTAACTCAACAATTAGGTCCAATGATGCAAAATCCACAAGCGATGATGCAAAATCCTATGATGATGCAGTCACAACAACGTATTCAAAAAATTACAAGCGACATTGAATCAAGAAAAGCTAAACTTATTGCAGAAATGACAGAAGATTATGCAAAAGAAGAAGAAAAAATCATGGGTGAATATGGAGGAGATCCACTATTAAGACTAAAAGGTAGAGAATTAGATCTTCGAGCACAAGAAAACCAAAGAAAAAAAGACGAAGGTCAAGAACAATTGGATTTAGACAAAATGAAAGCCATGATGAACAAGGAAATACAGGAAGATAAGCTAGAACAGAACGAACAACTAGCTGGTTTACGTGCTGGAGTCTCATTAGCAAAGCAACAAATGTCTGATGCTAGTAAAATTCATGATTTTGGTAGAAACTTTCCTAAAAAGTAGTTATAATTAAAAAATAAGGAGACAAAAATGACTAAAGATTATTTAAGAGGTCAAGGTTATGTTAAAGCACCTAAAATTGAAAAAGAATTAGGTGTTGGCAAGGATGGTTACCAACAAGGTGGCATTCCTGTTGAAATGACTAACCCGGATGAATCTCAAGTGGTTGATGTTAAAGGTACAAGACGTATGAGACCTGACAAAAAACCAGTTAAAGCAACTTGGTATTAGTTTATGTGGCTACAAGCTATTAAGTTAGCCGCGCAAGCTGGTTCAAAAATTTATGCTAACAGACAAAGAGCCAAAATGGCTATGTCTGAAGCACAATTATTGCATGCTGAAAAACAAGCCCGTGGTGAGGAAGCTTACCAAGGTAAATTGTTAGAAGCTAGACAATCAGACTGGAAGGACGAGGCCGTGCTCATAATATTGAGTACGCCAGTTGCAGTTCTAGCCTGGGCGGTCGTATCAGACGACCCCACTGCGATGGACAAGGTAAAATTGTTCTTCGAAATGTTTTCGCAACTTCCTCAATGGTTCACAAATTTGTGGATTTTGGTAGTAGCGAGCATTTATGGTATCAAAGGAACGCAAATATTTAGAAACGGAGGAAAAAAATAATGGCAAACCCAAGATTTAATAAACAAGTAACAAACCCAAGAGGCCCTGCTAGAGTAAAAAGAGCTGGTGGCGGAATGGGTGGCAGAACTGGAGATATGATGTATTCAAGAGGACAAGGTGAAAACATGATATCGAAAAGAATGCCAACTGAACTTATGGACAGAGGCGCTATGAAAAAAGGCGGCATGACCAAAAAGAAAAAGAAAAAGAAACAAGGCTACAAAGATAGAAAAGATGAGTCTATTGCTATGAGAATAAAAAAGAAAAGAACGAAGAAACAATTGAAAGATTCAAGAGATGAGTCTTATGGTAAGTTCGGTTCTAAAGCTAAAAAATCTGGCAAAATAAACAAATAAGGAATAAAAATGAAACCAGTGCCCGCAGGTAAAAAAGGTAAAGGTCTACGTAAACTTCCTAAACCCGTTAGAAATAAAATGGGCTTTATGAAAAAAGGTGGACGAGTTAAGAAAAGGAAAAAGTAATGGCTAAACTATGTCCAGCAGGTAAGGCTGCCGCGAAAAAAAAATTCAAGGTATACCCTTCAGCTTATGCAAACATTTGGGCATCCAAATATTGCAAAGGTAAAGTAGGTAGAACTAAAAAAGCAAACGGTGGTTTTATTGCTAAAGGATGTGGTAAGGTTATGTCTAATAAACGTAAAAAAACAAAAATAGTCTAATGGCTAAAAAAGGTCTTAAAGAATGGTTGGACGAGAAATGGGTCGACATTGGAGCACCGAAGAAGGACGGCAAGTATCAACCTTGCGGAAGATCGAAGGGGAGCAAAAGAAAATATCCGAAATGCGTACCACTTGCAAAAGCCAC